TTCTCTCAATATTTGTTTCTAAAATATCTTTTTTTTCTTCAAAATCATCCAATTCATCATCTAATATATAACGATTCATAATTTTTCTTTGAACATCATAATCTATTGGTCTATTACCTCTAGATGATCTTCTATTTATACTTCTCACAGATGAATTTCTATCTGAAATATTTTGTGGTAAAAATGGTTGACCAGGTATAAAAGTAGAAGCACTTGCTCTCAATGACATGTATATATATATATATATATATAATTTATTTTAATTCTTTTTTAATTTTTTTCTTTTTAATTTCATCATTATGTTTTTTTAAAAGTATACATGATAAAAAATCTAACATAATTAATATTGTAAATATAATAATATTATCGTCAATTAATTTGAAAATTTGTAAATGTATTTAAATACAAATAAACCAATATTTACTCTTGATTTATATAATGAATCCAACTATCTCATTCGATTCATTTATCAATAATTCGGATAATAATGCAATTGAAATAGCATCTGCTATTTCACATATCGGTATATCAAATAAAAAACTAGTTCCTCTAATAGATGAAGATACTTTTAATGAAAAATACACTCAATTAATTTCATATGATTTATGTGAAAAAAATACAACTCTCTATGTTCCAGCAATGCCAAATCAATTAGGTGATGGGGATGTAGCATCAAACTTTCGTTACAAGCATGATAAGGATATTAATAATGAGGTTGTTAAAAAGTGGATGGATGTATTAACTATTAATGCCAAGGAAAAAAATCCTCTGGTAATCACAGCTGTTTCAAGAGATTATAGATACTTAACATTAAATATGTTGGAGAATGGTTCAATTAAAATTATGAATAATCTTACAAATCAAGAGATCCCGGGCTTAACTGAAAAATTTACAAATTTTTTGGAAGCATTAAATATTGATACAGAAAAAATGAAATTAATTCGTGAAGCATCAAAGGGGGCAAGATATAATTCATATTTAGCAGATATGATTGGATTTATGAATATGGTTAATTGGACAGTGAATCCAAGTATGTTTAAAGAAAAATTTTTAGAAGCACATGTAGAAACTGGAGGTGCAGTATATCATAGAGCTGAAGTTAAGGATGAATTAATAATCAAACCAGTAATAGTAAATGGTAGAGAATGGAAACCAAAAGATGGATTTGACTATATGTATTTTAGAGAATGTACTCATAAATTAAAACCAACTCTCCAAAAATTTAATATGTTAAAAGAAGATGAGATAACTAAAGTATATTCACAGATATTCAATGCTATTTCAATGGATGAAAATGATATCAAGAAAATGATTAGACAATTTATGATTAATCATAATTATTATCGTTTATCTGATTATTGGGTAAATGATGTAGATGATGCATTTACTATATTAATGATACTAAATTGCTTTGATGATGATGATATTGAGTTAACTGAAGAAGAAAAAGAAATCAAACGTAAATTAGAATTATTATATGATACAATTATAAATTAAAAATTTAAAAAATCAAATATATCTTCCATATATATATATATATATTCTTTGTGTAATTTTTAAAAATATAAAGATGGTTCAGTTTTACTAAGACATCCATTTATTATAATAGGTTCACCACCTTTTTGTTGTTTTTTGTGGTATTTTTTTCATTGTTTTTTTATCGCCCTTTTTAGTAAAAGGATTTAAATATCCTTTTACAGGATCATCTGGATCAAATTGATTACTTAAATCAATCCATCTTCTAATTTGTTCTCTTTCTGTGGCTGGTTCTTGCATTTTCCCATATCTAGGCCTATTTTTAGTTAATTTTCTTCTTTGTCTATTTCCTCTAAATCTCCTTTGAATATCTCTAGCTGCTTCTATTCTCTGTCTGTTTCTATCAGGAGAATCGGGTGGAGAATCTAAACTATCTTTTTTTGGAACTAATTCAGCATGCATCATTCGTAAATGACTAATATCTTCTCCTGGTCTAACTAATCTAACTGAAGGAACTATATTAGTTTGTCTAATTGAAGAAGGTAAAATATTTCTACCTAAAGTTCTTCTTTCATTTAAACGAAATTCTCTATTGGACATAGGTATAGCTCTTACTTGACTTTGATCTATTGGAGTATTCCTCATTATAATTTGTGCTAATTCCATATCGGGTTGTCCTGATTGAACACTTTCTTGAAATCTCCTTCTCATATCAGATAACCATCTATTTCTAGCATCAATTGCTCTTTCGATAGGTGGAGTTCCAACACCCCCATCCATATCCATATAATATTCATATTCTTCGTCTTCTTCTTTATCATCATACCATTCTTCTTCATCCCATTCATCATCATAAAAATATTCAGTTAAATCATCTAGTTTATTTATAATTTTACTACTATATTTTTCTAAAAATCCATTTAAATTACTATAAACTTCATCAACAAACCCGATCATTTCAGGACCTCCATCTTCATCTTCATATTCTAGACCGATTCTTTTATAAATATTATATTCTGTTCTAAAACCATCAGACATATCATCTAATTTAATATTTTTAATATCGAGTGATTTGGCATAACTAATTGCAATTAATAATAAATATGTACCAAATCCCGCTTTTCTTAGATTAAATCCATTTAATGTTTCATTTACACCCAATGAACTAATATTAATTTCATTATCTTCTCCTTGATCTATATATGTAGATATAGAACCAATGATATATTTATAATCTATATCTGTCATTGGTGCTTCACTATCATATAAATAAAATACTACATTCATAATATCATCATCTAAAATTGTAATTTCATAACATACATCATAACCATCAGGTAAAATTTTTAATAAATTGTTATTTAAAAAAGATTGAGAAAAATATTCATTAACTATTTGATTTTTTAAACAACCAGATACCATTATATATTATATATTATTATAATATAATTTTATAGTTTAAATATAAAATATAAATTATTATAATAAATGAAATATTGGATATATGTAACAATTATTACAATATTATTTATAATTTGGGTAGAATATAGTATTGGTGGAATATTATTTAGACCGAATAGTTCAGGAAAATATGCAATGAATATTTCAAGTTTAATAAATTATTTATTAAATCCTTTATTTAATAAATTTTTGTGGAATATATCAGTTTTAGATGTTAATTATATTTTTATCATTATAATGAGTAGTTTAATATATAAATATATATTATATTAAAGATATATACAAATAAAAATATAAAATGGTAAATTTATATGAAATTTTAGATTTAGATAAAAATGCAGATAAATCTGATATAAAAAAAGCATATAGAAAAAAAGCAATGATATATCATCCTGATAAAAAAACAGGTTCAGAAGAAAAATTTAAAGAGATAACAGAAGCATATGAGATATTAAGTGATGATAAAAAAAGAAATAAATATGATAAATTTGGCTATAACTCAATAAAAGAAGGTGGAGGAATGCCAAATGTATCGCCATTTGATATTTTTAATTCAATGTTTAGTCAAGATAGTGGTATATCAGAAATGATGGGTGGAATGAGTAAAGGAATGAGTGGTTTTCAAAGTTTTCAATCAAATATATTTGATATGTCAGATATAATGGGTGGATCTATGAATAATCCATTATCAGATATGTTAAATAATAAACATCGAGGAAAAATAGACAAAATAGTAAAGGTAAATGTTACATTAGATGAATTTTATAAAGGTGTAACTAAATTAGTTAAAGTATCTAAAAAAAACATGTGTAAATCATGTAATGGTTTGGGTCATGATAAAAAAGATGAAAAAATATGTAGTATGTGTAATGGAAATAAAACGATAGATCGTAGAGTTGAAATTAGACCAAATTTATATCAAACAACATCTCAACCATGTGAATCATGTAATATGAAAGGATATATAATTAAAGAAGATTGTTATTGTAAGAAATGCATAGGTAAAGGTTATACAATAAAAGAATCAAAATATAATTTAAAAATAAATAGAGGAAATATTGATGGAAAAGAAATAATATTAAAAAATAAAGGAGATTATATACCAGAATTAAATAAATATGGTAATTTAATAATTAAATTAAATGAATTAAATCATTCTAAATATAAACGCATAAATAATGATTTATATGTAGAAGAAGAAATATCACTAGTCGATTCATTATGTATGGATAATTATAACTTAAAATATTTAAATAATGAAATATTATCTTTAAAAATAAATGAAATACTTGATCCAAATTATATAATGATAGTAGAAAATAAAGGAATGCCACTATTAGTAGAAGATAGTAAAAATATAATATATGGAAATTTATTAATTAAATTCAAGATAAATTATCCACAGTATTTACAAATAGATACAAAGAATAAAATTAAGGAAATATTTAATTTTAAAGAACATAAAATAATTGATGATAATAAATTTTTAATGAAAAAGTATAAATCTATTGATAATATGGATGAATATGATGAAGATGAACAAGTTCAATGTAGACAACAATAATATAATAACAAATAATGAAAAGAAAAATAAATTTTAATGATTTACCATGCGATATTAAAAGAAAAATATTTATAATAAATAATAAAGATAAACATAAAAAATTATTAAATAAATGTTTTAAAGAAATAGAAGAAATTAATCAAAAATTGATTGAATATATGGATTGGGTAATATATTGTATAGGTATATCTCTATGGGACCACGATGATGATTTTGAATATTGGTTAAATTTAGAATATATTAGAGAAAAGGAAAAAAGAAAATATTATATGAAAATAAAAAATATATGTAAAATATTAATAAAAAAATTTGAAATATCTAATATTAATTATTAAATAATTTAAAAATGGAAATATTTAATAATTGTATTAAATTACAAAATATTGAAATATTAAAATTAATTGCAGATAATAAATTTACAAATGAAACAGATAAAATAAATTTTATAAATAAGTATAATAAAGATAATTATCAAAGATTGGTTATTGTAAAAGAAGATATTACTAAATCATATAATAAAAAAGTTAATAAATTATTAAATTGCGGTTAAAAAAATTAAATAAAACAATTTAATTAAATAGGTGTTCTACAACCTTATAATAGTAGTATCAAAGAGATTTAAATAAAATATAACATGATGATAACATATTAATAGAAATGACTGAGAGATGAATTGCTGGACTTTCATAAACTTTCAAAAATATTATTATTGATTTATATTTTAAGTTACTAATATTTTTTTTAATTTTAATATATACATAATATTATAATATGAATAATTATATGGAGATAAAAAATGTAAAAACACCAACAAATATGGGTATAACAAATAATATAGATTATGCTAGAAATACAAAAAATAAAGGAATATTATTTGAATATTTTAAAGAATGCAATAAAGCAAGTGTAGAATGGGGATCAAACAAACAAATTAAAGGAACAGATCCAAATAAAATTGAAATGATTGGTGAAAATTGTAATAATATTTGGAATAATAATACAAAAAGAAAAATTATTGTTAAATAATAAAGATATATTTATATATATATATCAAAGATGAATAAATTAAAAAATATAGATCATGGGAATTATATGATTGATTCATTTAAGTATTTAGATAAAGAATGTCAAAATCCAAATGTTAAGAAAAAAAAATATATAGATTCAGATAATAATGATACATTAAATAATGAAAATCTAGCATATATACAAATAATATATAATAATAACCCAACAATATATTTAACTACTCCTAAAATGTTTTGTCCATTTGGATTAAATCAAAAAACAAATATAATGAATTTACAATTTAGTAATTTAAAAACAGATCCAAATATGAAAAGTTTTTATGAATTTATTAAACATATTGAATTTTCTCAAATGTTACATATTGGTTTAACAGATGATAATAGTGATTTATATAGTTCTCAAATACAATATGATAAAAAAGAAAGATATGATCCAACATTAATATTAAAATTACCATTTACATATAATAAATATGATGTAGATATTTGGCATGATAAATTTCCAATAACAATAAAAGGAATACAAAAATTTTCTAATATGATATGTGATATTTACATAGATAAAATATGGAAATATAATGAAAAATATATATGTAAATGGAAAGTTAAAAATATTTATGTTTTATAAATTTACGCGTTTATCATATAATGAATTCTTTCTATTAAGATGTTATATAATGGCTAATGTTTTTAATTATAATAATGTAAAATTAGATGATTTACAAATAGATAAACCAAAAAAAGAAGGACAAATATACTATAGTAGTATTAAATATAGTAATAATCCCTTATTTATACAAACATCTAGTATTAAAATTAAAGATTATAAAATTAATAAGAAAACATCTTCAATTCAATTTGATATTCAAGAAGATAATTTAGATTTATATGATTTTTTTATTAAATTAGATAATAAATTAATAAAGGAGACATATAATAATAGTAAAAATTGGTTTAATCAAGAATTACCATTAGAAATTATTGATGATTTTTATAGAAGATTAAGTAAACCATTAGAGAAAGGTAAAAAACCATCAATTAGATTCAAAGTACCAATGATAGAAAATAATATTGTTTGTAAAATATATAATCAAAAAAAAGAATATATTAAATTAGAAGATATTAAAGATAATTTAAATTCAATATTAATTTTACATATTAAGGGAATAAAATTTTTAAAACAGCAATATATATGTGATTGTTATATTACACAAATGAGAGTAGAAGAAAAATTCAAAATTAAATATGAAATACCAGAAGAATGTTTAATAAATATCGATACAATATATGATTCTGATGAAGATATATTAGATCAAGAAATGATCAATGAATTAAATAAAAATAAAATAGATAAAATTAAAAAAAAAGAAAAATTAATTGAAGAAAAAAATAAATTATTAGAAAAAATAAAAGATATTGATTTACAAATAAATAATATTAATGAATAAATCTTAATTTTTTTTATGTTATATATTATATAAATAATGAAATTAACGGCACCTAAATGTGAAACATTAATCTGGGGTGGTATATTTATAATTCTTGCTTTATATTTATGGCAAATATATAGTTCCGGTCCGAGAGCATATAATCAGGTTGATTATTTTGAAAATAATAACAATAACAATAATACTGGATCTATTGCTACTAATAATATTGGAACAAATGTTAACAATAGAGTAAATGGATCAAATGCACCAGCACCCGTTAACAATAACAACAACAATAATGTAAGAAGAAGAAATAATAATAACAATAATAATAACAATAATGGTACAAATGTTGTTGCTTCTGAACAAATGGGATTTAATGAACACCCAGCTAAAGTTTCTTTTGATAAAAGAAAAGGTGATTTAACTGTTCAAGATTTATTACCAGCAACTAATGCTCAAAGTGTTGAAGATTTTAATAATGTAAATATAGGAGAAGGTGTAATGCAGGGTATTAATTTCTTAACAGCTGGATATAATACAGGTGTCAATACTGTTGGTCAGAGTTTAAGAAATGCGAATCTTCAATTAAGAGCAGAACCACCCAATCCACAAGTAACTGTTAGTCCATGGAACAATTCTTCAATTGGACCCGATCTTTTAAGAAGACCGGTAGATATTGATACTTGTGGAACAGCTGTAAATAATTTATAAGTATTTAAAAATATAAATTAATATATATATATATATTTAAATAAAATGAGTAAAAATAAATTCAAATCTAATCCTTATAATTCTTCTAATAAATTAATAAAATCAAATGAAATCATTAATATTATGTCACAGCTAAATATTAATAATTTTCAAGTAAATAATATTAAATTATATCAAAAAGCATTTATACATAAATCTTATTGTAAAATGAAAGATTCAGATGATTATATTAATGAAATAAATGCTCTTAATTTATTTGATGAATCATATGAAAAAATGGAATTTTTGGGTGATTCATTATTAGGTATAACTATATGTGAATATATATACAAGAGATATTCGGTAATTTATAATCAAGATGAAGGATTTTTAACAAATATGAAAAATAGATTAGTAAATGGAGAAACATTAGCAAAATTAGCATCACATTTAAATTTTAATGAATATTTAATTTTATCAAAACATATTGAAGATAATTGCAATGGAAGAAATAATATAAATATATTAGAAGATACATTTGAAGCATTTATATGTGCTATATATTTAGATACAAATGATATGATTTTAGTAAAAGATATATTGATTAAAATATATGAAAAATATATTGATTTTTCATATATAATTACAAATAATACAAATTATAAAGATCAAATATTAAGATATTTTCATAATAATTTTAAATTATATCCAAAATATATTACAACTGAAAAAGATAATATATTTGAAAGTAATTTGTATAAAGAAAATGAACTAATATGTAGTGGAAGAGGAGATACAAAAAAAAAAGCTGAACAAGATTCTTCAAAGAATGCTTTAATTAAATATAATGTTTTAAATTAAAAACTATTTATAATAATAATATTAGTATTAAATAGTTATGAGTAAAATATGGGAATTAGATCAAGAATTATCGAATTTGATTTATATGTTTTTTGATGGAGATATAAATAAAATAACAAAGACAAGAGTTGAAAAAATATATGATGATCCAAAGATTAATAGAGATTTTAAAGTAATTAATTTAGATAATAAAAAACAATTATTATCAATTATTAAAAAAAATAAAAAAGATTTTAGAATAATTTTAAAATCAGATATTGATGATTTATTAAATAAACAAAAAGTTGAAGAAACAATAGATAAAAAACCAAATACAATTATAGAGGATTTTAGTGATATAGAAGAAAAAGATAAATATATAAGTAGTCAAAGGAAAGCATTTATTAAATGGATAAATGATACATTTTATAAAAATGTAATATCTGAAACAAAAAAAAATAATCTGAAAATATATCAAAATTTTGTAAAAGAATATTTAAGTATAGATACACCATATCGTGGACTATTAGTATATCATGGTTTGGGTACAGGTAAGACAGCAACTGCAATATCAACAGCAGAAGGTTTATCAAATAATATGAAAATAACAACATTATTGCCTGCATCATTAGAAACTAATTTTATAAATGAAGTAAAAACTTTTGGTGAAGAATTTTTTAATGAAGATAATGATAACTGGATTTTAATTCCAGAAGATGAGTTATTAGATGATATTGATTTAAGAACAAAATTATTTGATAAATATGATGTTAATATGACTATATTAACTAGTATATATAATAAAACCAATAGAGCAATAACAGGTAAAATTCAAAAAGGAATATGGATATTAGCAGATACAGATGAATTAAAAGAAAGAAAGAAAAAAATAGATATAGAAAAAAATAAACTAAAAGAATCTAATAAAGAAGAATATGAAAATAAAATCGAAAATGAAAAAAAATATATAAATATACAAATAAATAAATTTATTAAATTGAAATATAATTTTATACATTATAATCCATTTCCAAAGGTAAAAAAATCAAGTATAGGAGAATTTAAATTGAAAAATAATCAAACTGATGTATTATATGAAGAAAATTTAACTGATGAAAGTAAAACAGATAATGCCAAAATAGTAGAGAAACTAGAAGAAAAATTAAAATATAATATTGAAAATTACAATATAAATTCTCCATTTTATAATGAGGTAATTATTATAGATGAAGTTCATAATTTTGTAAGAGAAATTATAAATAATAGTGGACCATCAAGAATTTTTTATGAATGGATAATGAATTCAAAAAATGTTAAATTAATTTGTTTATCTGGTACACCAATAATAAATAAACCAAGTGAAATAGCTGTATTATTTAATATGATAAGAGGAATGACAAAACAATATAATTTTATAGTTAATTCTAACGAAGAAACAAGTACAATTTTAAATAAATTAAAAGAAACATTTTATGAAAAAAACACACCAATTAATCAAATAAATGTATCAAAAGTTTCAGGTAAAGTATGTTTATCATTTATTGATAATGATATTAGATTTGAATCAATAATGGATCCAAATAATAATTATATATATACAATTAAACATAATGAACATAATTTTGAAGATTTTATTCAATATATATATCAAGGATTAAATGATTTATTTAAAAAAGATAAAATTATTCCAAGTCAAAGTGATTTAAAAAAATTATCAGATACAGAATTAATTAATATTATTCGAGGAAATGAAATTATTTTTGATAAAGTTTCAAATAAAGTTTTTAATTTATACAGACCGTTATTTACAATTAATTATGATGGAATTGATGTAGATTTAACTAATAATGATAAATTTATGGATTATTTTTTCAATGATTCAAATGATATACCTAGTATTAAAAGAACATTGTTAAAAAGAATGTTACTAGGATTAATATCATATTATCCAATTGATAGAAGTTCAATTACAACAATGCCCGAAATAATTATACCAAATAATATAGAATATAAAGATTATAATATAGCAAATAAAATACAAATTGAATTATGTGAAATGAGTGCTATTCAATTTAATAAGTATGAAGGTGTGTGGTTAGCTGAAAAAGAAAAAGCAATTAAAATGAGCAATAAAAAAATGTATGATGATAAAAATTTTGATTATCATATTAGAACAAGGCAAGCATGTAATATGGTTTATAATAATGATAAATTCAGACAAGATATAAGAGATAAAAGTGATGAAGATATTAAAAAAGAAAAAGATACAGAATATAGTAGTTTAACAAATGCAGGTGTTTTAATAATGAATGAAGGATTACAAGAATATTCTCCTAAATTCAATAAAATATTAAATAATCTATCAAAATATATAGATACATCTAATAAACCAACTGGTAAAATATTATTTTATAGTGAATTTAGATCAGATGCTGGTTCAGAAATATTTGAAGTTATTTTAAAAGCAAATGGTTATAAAAAATATGATCCAGATGATACAGATAAAAGTCCAGCTTTAAGATATACATTTATAACTGGACAAGAAAATGAAAATGAAAGAAAAGCAAATTTAAAAGCATTTAATGAAAATGAAAATAAATATGGTGAATTTATTCAAATAATGATAATTTCTGGGGCTGGTGCTGAAGGTATATCACTTACAGGTGTTAGACAAGTTCATATATTAGAACCATATTGGAATTATGTTAGAATAGATCAGGTATTTGGAAGAGCAATTAGAATGAATTCACATAGTGTATTAAATCCAGATGATAGAACAGTTGAACAATATTTATATATTAGTTCTTTTCCAAATGGAGAAACATATGAAGATATATATGATAGTATTAAAAATTCAGAAACAATAATAAATGAAGAGAAAAAAAGAAATTTAGAAAAATTAGAATCCTTGGCTATAGACAAATTATCAGAAAATTTAATAAAAGATGGAAAACAAGTAGATGTACAAAAAATTATTAAATCAGATGAATATGATAAAACTGTAAAAGATTTGGTTTCTAAAAATGAAAAAGATACATATGATTTAATTAATAAAATTTTTAGAATTAAAAATGAAACGAGAAATAGTACAGCAGATCAAAATTTATTAGATATAATGGAAAGAAAATATGTAATATCACAAAAAATAACAGATATAATAAAAGAATCTTCTGTTGATTGTTTACAAAATACTCGAGATGATTATAGAATAAATCAAGGATGTATACAATTTGATCCAAAATTATTAGATGAAAATTCATATTTTCCTGGAATATCAGCAGAAAATTTAAATAGAATTGATGAAAAACAATTATTAGAAAATTTTAGTTATTTTATTGAACCTGATATATATATAGTTTCAGCTACTGAAACTATAAATGATATAGATAATAAAGTATTTTTATATATTAAATTAAATAAAGATAATCTTAAAGAGGATATTAGATATATTAGGGATAATGGAAAAATAATTGGTAAATATGATATATCACTTGGAATATATTTAAGATATATATTTGAAGAAAATGATATTGATAAAAGTTTAGGTAATAAGATGTCATTATTTCAATCAATTTATAGAATACCAGAAGAATTATTGGATAATATGAGAGATGACAATCCAAAATTTACTAAAGATAATATAATAACTACAAATGAAAATTTATTAGGATATAAAGTAAAATTTAATATAGATGAACAATTTTATTATATGCAAAATAATGATAAAATTAAAAGATTATATGATTATAATACATTAGAATATAATGATTTTGATGTTGATGAATTTTATAATGATTGTATTATAATTTATAATAAAAAAATATATGAAACATTAAAAAAATAAATATAATTATATATATATATAATGTCAGAAGATACCAGAAGACCATGTAATTGTGGAACTAGAAGTCAAGTAATTGGTGATCAATTTATTAGTGGAGACCCCAATGGACGTGTAGTAATGGGGAATGATTTTAGATTTATTGATGATGAATTAATAATACATAGAGGATATGATGGTGCCAGAGCATGTAAAACATCAAAAGTATCAGTAGAAACTCAAAAACTTTTAGCTGAAATTGAAAGAATTGAAGAAATAAATAGAACTGAATGTTTGGGTAATAGAAGAGCATCTCGTCGTAGTGTAGATGAATTAACTATGATTACTCCTAGTAATATTATACCTCAAAATAATGCTAAAGATTCAATTATACAAAGTATTACTATAAGAGGCGAATCATCTGTAATTGGTGTTCAATCATTATGGGATGCTAATTCTTGGCAAAATGATAATCCAAATGTGCCAAATGGAAAATGGTTACCAACAACAATGCCATATATATATAATTTTGGTAGTTTAGGTCAATTTGGAGAATCAATTAATGTTGATGTATTATTTAATGATAATAATGGGAAAATAATATGGGCAATAGTTGATTCTATGGGAAATAGAGTTAAAAATAAAATTGTTTTAAATTTAGAATATAAAATAGACTATTATAAAGATATTAATAGTGATTTTAATTCAGAAGCTGGTATTGAATTAATTGATATTGGAGATACTTTAGCTGGATTTTATACTAAATTAAAAACAAGTAAAACTGTTTCTAAAAAAAATAATAAAGTTGATATAGAATACACAATTGAATGGTATCCAACAGTTCAAACAACAACTGCTCCAAATATAGATTTAAGTAGAACAATTGCTAATTTATCAAGTAGAAGAGATGTTAGTTCACAAGAAAGATTAAACGAAATTTTAAGTGTTGTTAGTCAATCAATTGATAATACTAAATTAACTATTTTTATTAAATATGGTTCATCACTTAAAAAATTTAATTCAATTGGTTCATTATTAGCAATAAATATTAATAATAATTAATTAAATATTAATATATTTTGTAAATTCATATTGATTATTTTAAAATTTTCTTTATCTTCTAAATTATTATCTTCTATATTAATATTATTATTTTCAAGTGATATAACTTCTGTATATATTTTTTTATTTTCATTAAATATATTAATTATATCATTTTCATTAATATCTACTAATTCATTTACTATTATATTTTTTTTATTATTATCATAAACACCTTTTAATATATCATTTTCATAATCTATAGAATTATATATACTATTTATTTTAATAGATAATATATCAGATTGTTTATTTATATTTATATCATTTAAAGGTATATATTCTCCATAATTATAATTATTTAAATTATAAGTTTTATCTAATATTAATGATATATTCATATCTAATTCAATAATATTTAAATTAATAAGTGGACTTGAAAATAATACTATTTTTTCTATTGGTATAATTAATTTACTAAATTTTGATAAATTATTATTATTATTAATTTTATAATTAAATCTAGTTGAATTATTATCTTGTAATCTATTAAAAGATGAAAAAATAAAACTCGTTTCTTTATTTAATGATTCTATACTTGTTTCTTTATTTAATGATTCTATACTTGTTTCTTTTAATTTAATATTTCTATCATTTACATAATTATTAAATTTATCTATTACTTCTTTATTATCAGATTCTATTACTTCTTTATTATCAGATTCTATATTTTCTTTATTATTAGATTCAATTATATGCGAATTTTCGAGTATAATTTCTTTTTTTTGAGAACTTATAATTTTTCTATAAATTTCTACTAATGTTTTTTCTAATAATTCATGATTTAATTCTTGTAATGTAGATTTTTCTGATTTTACAAAATGTTCTCTTAAATAATTAGAAAAATAATTAAAATATTCTATATTTTGTAATATATTAATACCTGTTTTTTTTTCTAAAATGGTATTCATATAATTGTAAAGATGATTAATATTTTTATCAGAATGATATTGATCATAAATAGAAGACATATAAATTAAAAAATATATAATTAAATATGCAATAACGCATTACATAATTTCCTTAGGCTCCTTGTCTAACACATCCAGCAGGGCAACTGGCAACAGCACAATCTACTACATAGTCATCATTAACATATGCTTGACAATTTTGAACGGGTCTAACACCTAATACTTCAGTAGGGGAGGCGGCT